ACCTCCGCTAATAGTCCAACCCGTTTCTTTAGACCAGTCGCTATCCGTATCAAACGTACCATTAGTAATCAATTCACTCCCTAAAGCATCTTGATAACTAAACCCCTCGTAGTTTATTCTCGGTAGGTTAGTATCGTCTGTTATTTCTATTACTGAAATGTTTGTTATTGAGCCAGTAAATGATTGACCAACAAATTCAACTAATCCATTTCCATTTGATGTAAAAACATAATCAATATTATCGTAAAAGTAACCTAAAGAAACACCCCCTACTCTTAATTGTATGCCACCCCCACTTATATCAACATCAGCTTTTATTCTTGCTTTATTAGATGATGTTATTGTAATGTTCGTGTATAATACACCCGTTGCAGATGTTCCAATTGCCTTATCCTCTCCAATTTCCCAACCCGTTCCCAAATCCCAATTTTGCCCCACCTCTTTAACCGAGATGTTTGTAATAGAGCCTATGAAATTACCATTTGAATTTCTAAACTGTATATTTGTAGTACTTGCGGTTTTATAATATGTATACGTTCCCGATGTTGTTATCGCTTCAGCAGTACCATCAAATATTAAATAAACAAATCCACTTGTTACATCTATATCAAAAGTTATTTTGTAAGATGCGCCAACAATTAAAATACTATTTTGTCTTAAATTTCTATTTCCAGTACCAGTATTATCACTTATAGCCTTATCCTCTCCAATACTCCAACCAGTACCTAAAGACCAATCTTGACCGACCTCACGTACTGAAACGTTGTCTATTTTTATATTAGTTACACCGCCAACCCTTGCTATGTTTAATGTATTACTTGCTACATTGCTAAAATATAAAGTATGTGTACCTACAGATGTAGGCAAATTTTGTTGTGCGCCTCCGCTAAATAAAACCTTTAATGTTCCTTGATTATATTCGGTTATTTCTATAACTACTTTAGCACTTTTACCAGATATACCGCTTAAATTTTGCGCTATTTGTGTAAATGTTCCATCGCTATCAAAATAAGCAACACCACCGCCAATCGTAACTTGTCCGCTTTTAAACCAATCACTATCTGTTGCAAAATCTCCATTAGTAACTAATTCCACTCCCTCTTGAGAAAACGAGCCGTTAGAAACTTCCTCGCTACCTTCCTCTGAAAAGTCTCCATTTTGCACCAAATTACTCGATAGTATCTGTACGTTTTCAACAAGACCTTGAGCATTTACTCTTGTAGCTGCACTATTACGTGAAAATGTAAAATCTCCGCTTCCATCACTTGGCTTCACACAAAGTGCTTCTCCATTGTTATACGCAGTAGGTGTTAGTATAATTGATGCTTTATCTAAAAGGTTATTTGCCATTATTGTATATTTTCTAATTCATCTAAAGTTGCAGTTGTACAAGTAACATTCTCATAGTATGTTGCCCTTGCTTGTAAGGTTAAAAGTAATGCTGGTACTGCACTACACCCAGCATAAATTTTGTACACAATACCCCATCCAACAGTATTATCACAAACACCTCTACCCCACCAACTTTTAAAATATATTTCGTTTGCCATTACTTCTTGTTTTTTTTCTTTTTAAGAAATACCTTTAATTTCTCAATGTTCTTTGCCTTTGGTTTGTAAATCATAACTTTTGGTAATATAATAAGCCGTTTGCCTTTGCGTGTAAATGATTTTCAGTATTAGTTACCCACTCTAAATTTTCAACTGTATTATCTGTTTTTATACAATTAATATGGTTTACTTGTGGCTTATTATTTTCGTTTGATAAAAATGCTTTTGCTACTAATTGGTGTACTAAATGATTTTTTTTATTTCCATTTATATTTAGTGTACATCTACAATAGCCTTTTTTAGTAATCCAAAAAGGAATTAATTTCCCTTTATATGTAAACAACCTTTTTTTGTCAATGTCATTAGGGTCTGTTCTTTCTATTTTTCTTGTAATACTTCTTACCCTACCAAAGTTACTTACCTCATAATATCCATTGTAATTATTTATTACTTTCCAAATTTCATTTTGCATAACGCTTTTTTTTAAATTAAACTAATATTAGAAACAAAGATGATAAACTCAAAACCCATCCATTAAACGTAGCCTCATAACTTGGATAGATATCATCATTCACGTTATTTGTGTACTCTGGATATGTAGCTTGGTTAAAACTCATAAAGTCTATAAAACGTCTTGAATACCATTCAGCATTTGTTCTTGCTTTTTCAACTAAAAAATCAACCTCATTCTTATCTACGTTTTGTGCGTTTTCAGATGTGTGCTTGTATATACCCCCCGATTTTATTTGGTATGCGCAAAATGGAATATAATTTGCTTGTGCGTACCATATCAGCATACTTACTATGTAATTGTCAAGAATAGTTTTCCATCTTGCATTTTCTGGTAAATCAATACCAGCAACAATAGCATTAGTTAAACCATCATACATATTTGTACCTATAATCTGCTGAATATCAATCTGTTGAGATAGCTTTATATACTGAATAAAGGTATCAGTATCGGTATTTCCATCAATGATAGAGTTTCTTACTAAATCTGTTCTATTTATAAATAATACTGTTGCCATTATCTTCTTTTATTAGTTGGTAAAAATCCTTCGTCTGGCATATCTATTGGTCTTTTAGCTACAAGTTCATCATTTACCTGTGGCTTAAAACCTTTTCGTTTAGCTTCATTTACACTTATTGTTGGTGCTAATGGTGACTTAACATCAATACGTTTACTATCTAATGTGAACATATAAGTTTTACGCATCCAAAAATGATGACAAGCACCACCACCTTTATATTTCCATATAGAATATGTATCTACACCTTTTGGCCCCCAACCTGGATTAACCGCCCTTGTACTCATTAACTCAATATCTTCTTTGCGGTATATCTTTTTAGCTTTTATCATTTTCTCACAAAAACTTCTTGTAACATTTTCACCCTCATTATTAAAAGTTTCTTTTAAAGGTGAATATTGATACCTTACTTTAAATGCCACATCTTTAACAGCTTTATCTTGTTCAGATTTTGCGTTTGGTCTTGCTGTACCAGTTGATACAAATTCCCATATTTTAGATAACGTGCTTTTGTTCTTTTTGTTTAGTTGGTCTATTTGATAATCTAATGCTTCTTCATCATCATAATCAACTTTTCTTTCATCAATTAATGTCCATTGGCTTAAATCTTCTTCTTCACCTAATTCTTCTAATACATTATCAAGTTCAGTTTTTTCTTTGCTAAACTCATAACCAGTTTCTTCTTCAATATCTTCTTTACTTTGTAAATCTTTATCTACATCAGTAAATTCTAATGGTTGTAACGTTGTAAAGTATAGGTTTAAGCTAATATCATTGTATGCAAGTATATTATCAAAGCAATCTATTAAAAGTTCCTGAAATGGTCTTATAACGGTGTTATCCATTAACAAAGATGCAGTCTTTATTTCTTCTGCATTGTTTCCTAAACCACTACTATCTTTTATACCCAATAACATTGGTGATACAATCCTATGTGCAACCATTATTTTTTTTGTGCTTTCTTCACTTAAAAATTGGTACTGATTGTGTGCATCACTTAATTGTACTGGTGTTATTTCTGCTTGACTTTCTTTGTTGTCATTAAAAGCGAGTATGAATTTACCAGCATTAGATGTACCCGAAAACTTTTGTGCAATCTTTGTTTCTATTAATTGTCTTTCTTGTTGGTTAGGAGTTCCATTATTAAAATTAATCAACATCGATGGGCTTAAACCATTCATTATGTTGTTCAAATGATAGTTAGATACTTCTTCTTCCAACTCTGCATACTGCAAACCACCTTGATAATCTACGGGAGAATAGTAATAAAATCCACTCTTGTATGGTTTAATGTAGTATATCTCTATGCTTTCTTTAGACATACCAAAAGCTGGTATTCTTAAAGGTTTATCACTTTTTTTAATGTTTTCCCAATCATTACAATAGTAATATGCTGGTACATTACCATCTGCATCACATTTTTCTGCTCTTAATGTTTCAATAGGCATATGTTCTAATTGAACAATCTTGCTTCTA